TAGTCACCCCGGATGTATTGGGCCCGCACCCCAGCCCCGTGGGTAGACTTGAACCCCAGTATTTGGAGCGCTCGATTGAGGCTGGCCGTACCCGTTTTCGGCATGCCTATCCCGATGATTTTACCCAAATGCCGCTCTCTCATGGGCCCAGAGCGTTTCTGGCAATTCCAGGGGCGGACCAAGCAATTCATCAACAGCCCGCCGCACACCGTCCCACCGTTCGCAGTAATCATGACCAAGTATCCACCCGTTGGGCTTGACCTTAGGCGCCCAGCACTTGATATCGGCCTTGACTTCTTCGTAAGCGTGACTGGCGTCGATGAAGACAAAATCAAGGGTACCGTCGCCAACCAACGACGCCATCCCCCAACTGTACCCCTTCAATATACCCACCCTGTCAGGAAAGGCCCCCGCCACCAAACGAACACACTGCTCATTTAATGCGTGGTCCATGCCTTCGTACATGCCGGTGTCTTCGGAATCCGGCACATACTCCCAAGCGTCGACGGCCAACATGACCAAGTTAGGGCACGTCTCCAACACCGCCTTCAGAGTGCGTCCTTGGGCTACCCCAATTTCGGCGCCCTTGGTCCAGTCGGGGTGGTTTTTCAGAATGTTCAAAAGATGTGGAACGTGACGTCGGGGAGTCAGTTCATCATAGTCCATTGCCCAGTTATCCTTCTTTTTGCATCGCCCAAGTTCGTGCCGCAATCAAGTGAACACGCTCTTGTGGCCCTGTTGTTTTTGTCCCAATCGGCACTGCCGGGCTCCATCTTTCGGCAACTGCCTTCACAACACCGGGGAAGTCGTCGGCGTAATCATCCCCCAGCATCCACCCCCCAACTTTCAACTTAACCCACCAATCCCGTATGTCGGCGGAAACCCCCTCGTAAGAATGGTCGGCGTCGATATATATAAAATCTAAAGAACCGTCGGTCACGTGCTTGGAAGCTTCACACGTGGTAGCCTTCAGGACGACGCACCGCGTTGAAAACTTCAGAGCTATCTCGTCGACTAACTTTTCATTAGCCGCATGATCCACCTTGGAATACACCTTCCCGCCCGGGGCGTCAGGCATATATACAAATGGGTCTACGCCGATTAACATTTGAAGCCGGGGGCAATCAGTCAAGAGCGTCTTGAAAGTCCTGCCCTGCAACAGTCCCAACTCAGCGCCTGTGGCCCACCTGTGGGCGTTGCATAAATGAGAAATCATGGTCGCCGGGTGCCTAAACTGATACGGGCCAAAGTCTATCGGCATCTATCGGGTTTCCCTCTCCCCCAGTAACACACTACACGGGCATTTTCGCCCGCTTCGGATTTGTACCCCACCACCTGCCCGGGCCATAAACTCTGAAACGCGTGTGGCCTGACAGGAGTATGGTGGTGGATGAACAACTGGTCCGATCTGCCGCCGCCCACCCGGTAAACGCCCTGCCGAACTGTGTCGTCCAGGGCCTCGAATGCCTCATAAATACCCCAGTCGACGTCGGACCCCCACGCCATTAGGCCGGATCCCCGGCACACTTGGGGCTTACCCTCTAGATCGGCCAGCATGCAAAAGTCGCCGGTATACGAGTAGATGTCCTCCAGAGAACCCACGACTAAAGTGTCGAGATCAATGTACAGCACCCGCCCAAGGTCCAAGTCCGGACGAAACAACTCGACTTTTGACTGTTTGGTTTCCCACTCCGGGTGCTCCAGTGGCACTATCGTGATGCCTTCTGGCGCAGTGGGCTCGTCAGTCAAACAAACGAACGAAATGGAACGCGAGGAATGTAACCAGACGGAGGAATACAACAGTTCGACGTCGCGCATGTCGTACATTTCTGACCGCCGCAATACACAAGCCACAGTAACTGGACCCGTGTAGTCATTCGCTGGCGCAGTCTGAAGGCGGGGCGCCGGGAGGACCCTGGGTGGTAAGTCTACGCCCTGCATTCTAACACCCATTCGTCTTCGACGTCGCCCGGTTTGGGGTCGCCATGGAAGCACACCACAGACACGCCCGGGGGGAGCCCCTCTTTGCAGTGGACTTTGTAACTCGCCACCCGCCCGGGTAACTCTTCTTGCCACAGAACGGGACGGAAACCACAATTGTGTTGGATGAACTTCTGGTCGCCGTTGCCCAGCCCGATTTTGTAGCCGATGTCCCGTTCTCTTTTGCTTAGGGCAGCGAACTTATGGTAAAGGTAACTGCCTAGAGAAGCGTCCCAAGCCATCAGCCCGGAAGCAAACTTGGGCCCATACAAGAAGTCTTGGAGCATCACCAACCGACCCGGCAACATAAACAACGGGTCAAGATTCCCACAAAACACGGTGTCCAAGTCGGCGTAAAAGAACCGGTCCTCGTCGTTGACCACGTCTGGCCGGAACAGCTCCAACTTGTTATGCTTCGGGTGCCACTCCGGGTGTTTGATGGGCAACTTCCTGATAGAAGGCCCAAAATCAAAACTGCTGTCCGTCAGAACGGTAAACTTAAACGGCAACAAGGTGTGGACATCGATGCCGCGACGAAGCGCTAGCACGTCGTCGGGTGTGAAACTGGGGCTCTCCCGCAAAAGGCAAAGGACGCTCAACATAACCGGTCCAACGGCATCTTGGTGAAGACGGGGATTTTCGACATGGGCTCTCCCACGCAATTCACCACGACTACTCCAGCTTCCTGCAGCTGTTCAGCTATCTTGTTAAAGTTGCCCGCCCACTTATCCATGAACTTATGGGTCCGGGGGTTATGCCAAGGATATCCCCCATGACAGTGCGTTTTCCCGTTTTTACCATACTGCATATCGAACCCCAGCAAGTACATTTTAGTGGCCCGCTTCAAGTAACCGACGCTGATGGCAGAATAACCGGAATTCACACCGTAAATGCCCGTGTTGTCGTAGGACAAGCCATCGTCACGGCGCCTATGAATATAACAAGCACCCTCGATGGGCTGGTGCCCGTCCTCATTCACTGGCATGGCCAAGATGACTTCACGTCCCTTGTCGGCAAAAGCTTGGATGTCGTCACGGTGTTCGCGGGTGAAATGTTGGTCCAGAGAAAACAGAGCGTCAGTGTCAAACACAAACGCCGATTTGTTAACGCCCAGCGTCAAACCCAGATGGCGAATACGGTCCAGATCGAACCCTTCAATACTCGTCCCGCCCCCCACTATGAAGAGGGGGGCATCGTCCCAGAATGGCGCCCCTATCGAACTGAAGGGGATCAAGTGCTTTACTCCTCATAAGGTTCGGGGTCGATCAGTGCACTATCCTTAAACATGTCTCGCTTAAAGGCGGGCTCCACTCTGTCGGAATCGTCTTCGACGGAGTCCATCGCACTGATGGAAATACCACCAGCCGACGGGGCGCCCAACCCGCTGCCGTCCTTGGTGAGAGCTTCCCGCTCATAACGCGTGGCCAAGTCCAAGTAGGACTTGCTACGTTGAGAATTGGCCGAACTCACAGAGCCAAAAGTCGTATCAACACGACGGGCATACTGCCCGGCCAGGGACCGGGCGACGATTGCCGACGCCCCATACACGCCATTGCTGGCTTGATCAAGGGCGAAGGCAATTTCCTCGTCGGTGGACTGTTGGTCCGTGGTGTCGGTGTCTCCGACCAACATACGAACGGCGTCCCGCCGACCAGCAGCCGTCGCCGTTCCAGGGGTGCCGTCGTATGTCCAAGTCATTACACGTTACCTTTTGCAGCTCTGTTGGCAATGATAGACGCCCGCTGGTCCACTTTGCTGATCTTCAAGGGGGCCCCTTCCGTCTTAGCAATTTGACGGAGGATGACCATGGAGTCAGTGCTGTGGGGATCAACAAGGGGGACAGGCTCCGGGGGGCTCTCCGTGGCCTCGGGGGTGGGCACCTCGGGCTCGGGTACCTCAGTGGCCGGGGGGGTGGCCTCAGTACCGGGCTCGGGGGCGGGCGGGGTCGGGTGGGGGTCGGGGTCAGGGGTGTCCTGCTCGGGCTCGGGAGCATCCCCGTCGAAATGTAAGGGGTCTTCGGTGATAAGTCTGGGCTCAAGCTCGGGGGTTTTAATCTCGGGCTCGGGAATGTCCATCACGCCGTTAACCGTTTCGTCTTCCGTCAGATGACGGATTTTGCCGCAATCGTACAGCTGACAAACTTTACGGACAGCGATAGACTTGCGCTTCCAGTCGAAAACCTCCCCGCGCTGCCAATGGTGCCCGTGGCCCACGAAAGGACGACGGACAACCACTGGCATACCGGGGTGGAATGACTGCGTTTCATACGGACGTCGGGGCATGGTGTAATACCTCCGTAGTTGGCAGGTTAGAGTTGGGACTAGGCTACGATGCCGTCCCAGAAGAAGCCGAGAGCAACGGACACGGCTTTCATGTCCATGGCAATTTCGCCTTCAATACGCGTCGAACGAAGGGCGGGCATGACAATGCGCGACGTCGCGATGCCCAAGTCGTTGCCCGTGTTGAGGTAGTTACGCCACGAGAACGTATACCCCGCCGACGGCGTCATCAAACTGGGAGAAGGCGCAGCGTAGCAGAGCAGCGCATCCTTGCCGATGATGAAAGAGTGAGCAGCCGTGGCACCTTCCTTGGCCGTGTTCTTGATGGCCTTGGAAATGAGGACACGGGACAGACCAAACAGAGCCGCCAACGTTTCTTCGTTGACTTTGGCCGGATTGGTGTTGCCAACGCCGCCGCTGTATTTGACCCGATCAACGATGTCGGAATGGTCGACGAGTTGATCGAACACTTCCTGACCGATGATCAGAGTGTTGGGCTCAAACCCCGTGCTGGCCAGGACCGTGGACTTGGCCGTCCGGATGTCGGTGATGGGGTCGCCGTTGGTGTTGTCCGACCAGTAGATGGTTTCATTCGTACTGGGGGACGACGCAACGCCGTCGTAGTCGTTGTCCCACACACCGCCCGTCATGTAGGTCGAAGCGAATTCGACCTCCTGGCGAATCATGAGCTTCTGCATGACGAATTCTGCCGCGTCATCCAGGGGGTTGAGGGGGGCGTCCGCGTTGTCGACGACCTGATCGGGCACATCCTGGTGCCAGCCCCAAATATCGCAGAAATACGTGGGGGAGCTGTCGATACGGAAACCGGAACCAGCAGTCTCGGTACCCGGGGCGCGTTTCGCCGCTTCGTCGCGGTTGAAGTCGCCACGGTCATAGGTGAAGTACTTGTCCGACTGCTTGGACACGGGCACGTTGGGGAACGCCCGACGAGCCACAAAATGCCCCGCCGCCTGAACATAGGCGATGGAGATGTTTGTGAGTGCACTATCAACATGCACGTCAGAGGAAGTGGGAAGAGGCATAATAAGTCTCCCTTAACGGTTGAGGAAAAAGCCGACCTTAACTTTCGTTGGCCGACTTGTTCAGTGCACTACGACTGGGCACCCCGGGGGTGGAAGAGGATGGAAACGACGTTTGCCGCCGCGCCCGCCGCTTCCAGGAATTCACCGAGAATGACGTCGCCAGAAGCGGCATTGACGGCACGTCCCGCAGAATCGGAAGCAACCGGGCCACCGCGAGTCGTCGCAGCACCCGCAACCACCTTGGTGATACCGGAAATGGCCACCGGGGTGGCCTTGCCAGCAGCATCCACGTCACCGTGGTTGACACCAGCGGCATAAGCTCCGTCACCCGTGACGACGACCTGCCCACTGGCATTGATCGACACGAAATAGAACTGCTTCGCGGACAAGTCGGCGCCTGCCTCGAAGCTGACGAGCTTCATAGCTTCGTTTTTCGCCATGATTCAGTCTCCTATGGCTGAAAAGAACCCTCGACTAAGAGGGCAGTAACGAGGGAAAGAAAGGGCCTAGTTGGCCATTTCCTTGCGCAGACGCTGTCCCTCAGCGGATTTGGCGACCCGGCCACGAGCCGCCTCGATGGTTTCATCCGAACCCTTGGTGTCCTGGGCCATCTTTTCCAGGGCGTCGGCAGGGGCATTGGCTTCGTCGGCGCCCGTGGCCGATTTACCAAGTTCCAGGAACGCCGCCTTGGTGGCACCGTCAGCCGCCTTGAGAGTTTCACCGACGGCCTTACGCACGGCTTCGTCCTCGATGGCGTCGACGGCCTTGAGCAGTTCGGCTTTAACGTCCGGGGTCCCGGCCAGATGGGGCAATTCGTCGCCAGCCCGCTTAACCAGCGTGGCGTGGGTCGTGTCCGACTCCATCTTCTTCAGACGGGCGTCCTGTTCCTCGATACGCTTGAGCACCGGGGCGGGGATGGCCGACTTGGCAATCTGCTCCCCGTGGAAGTCGACGAATTCTTCCTTGGGCTCGGGGTCCGGATCAGGGGTGGGAGCTTCGACGGAATACGTGCCGTCTTTTTCCACCAGGGTCACACCGCCGTCTTTGATAGCAGCCAGAACAGCAGCCATCGCCGTGTCGGCCTTGGTGTTTTTTTCGGTCAGTTCGGTAACCTGGGTTTCCAGTTCACCAAGCTTCTTTTCCAGCTCTTTGGGGTCCATCTTGTAATCTCCATTGCTGGGTGGGGGGGCACCGGGTGAACCGGTGGGCTCGTTCGCGGATTTGTTGGAATCGTCACTGCCCGAAACAGCTTGAACAGCCTCAACAAAAGCCGCGACATTAGACCGAAGTTGCTCGTCCAGAGCGTCGCCGGTCAATTCCGTCGCCGCCGCAGTGGTGCTCTCTCTCAGAGCATCGTACAGCGGGTACAGTTCATCGCGCATTTCCCACAGACGCTGGTTGTTAACTTCTGCAACCAGGGCCTCGCGAAAATCGACGACAGGCTTGTCAGAGTTTAGCTTGCAAACTTCCACAAGAGCGCCGATGGCGTCCACTTTGCAGATTGCAACCAGGGAATCTTTGTTGGCGGGCCTGTCTACGAGAGACAGTTCGACCAGCGACAACGATGCAAGGCGGTGCTTTTTAGCCATCCACTTCCTCCTGAATAGCACGGCCACCAATCGAGAACCCGGTGAACGTGCCGTCTTTCACTTTGGCCAGAATTTCGGGGTCGTCGACCTTGTACCCGACAATCCACCCCTCCCGATCAACCTGGACACCCAGGGCGGCAGAAATGTCGTCGGTAAGGAGGAAGGAATGCAAGATAGTGCCAGCTTGTTCCCCGCTGTGCATTACCTTCCCCACCCTTTCGTTCAGCATGAATTCGTTGACGGCGTTGACCAGTTCCGGGACCGGAATCATGTCGCCGTCAAGATCGTACACCGGTTTGCCTTTTTCCGTGACCACGGATGCCCACCCGTACACGATGCCTTGCTCTTCGTCAAACTTGAAGATGTTGCCCGCCATCCCCTCGACCACGGGCGCCTTAGTCTTCTTTTCCGTGGTCCCAAGGACCAGAGTCGCCATTTCACGGAGGGCCGACAACATGCCTATCCCCAAAGTTTCCTGCACGGGCTCTTCGTCGACTTGGGCCACGTTGCCCACAGCCGCCAAATATTCCTCGTGGGTGCTTCCCGGCATGTACGCGGCCATACCGTCAGCGGTTTGGTGCACGTGGATGGCGCCGTTTAAACCCATGTCCTGGGACCGGGCTTGAGCCTCGACGGGCATGGTGAACATGTCGTCATTCAAGGACCGTTTCTTAAGCCACTTGTCGCCTTTGCCTTTTTCGTATCCAGCATTCTGAAGGGCGCCCCAAGCCGCCGCAAAGGCGACACTGTCAGACTTACCCATAGCCAACCGGGCATTCACAACGCCACGAAACAGACTCCGCCCCTTTTCGGAGGGGATGGCGTTCCTGACGCTAAGGGGGAGTTCAGTATTGTTGGAATACGGCATTTAAATGCTCCAAATGCTGTTGTCTACCACGATCAGATCGAATCCGGCGTGGGTTTCGCAGGGGTTGTCATACGGAAGAGCCGACATTCTAATGTCCGTTTTTTCCGTAATGTCTAGATACGGTTTGAAGAAATGTTGGGGGCCCGCCGCACCCTTTTGGATGCCCCGTTCGTGTTTGATTTGGAATTCCCACCCGTTGGCCCGGTCAGCCATCCAAAGGTGGAAGTCAACCCCCTTCGGTTCTTTACCCAAACCAATAGTGAAATCGGAGTAATAATTCGTCATGAAACTCGTAGTGTTAACCGGGGTAGTAAACAAAGCCATCAGTGTTTGATTTTGTCCCGTACTAATGACGGCATAGTCTTGGTTTTCTGCCGCGTTGTGACAACGAATGGGAGACGCAGACACTACGTTCGCTAGGACTTTCATCCTAAACGTGCGAACCATAGGAGTGTCCCAAGCCACAGCCGTCGTTGTGTTGGTCGCGTCCAGCGCCTTGGTTTGAATGACGGGGGCCCAGTTTTCATCAAGCCCCTGCCCTTGGATCAACGCGCCACGCATCAACTCTTGGTCAGCCGTCTGACTAAGGTGCGTCATCGTGGCAGACGTGGGGTACACGTAAGTTCCACCGCCATCCCACACATCCTCTACGACGTCTTTAGCACTGTCAACGTTTGCCCCAAACTTGTTGACTTTGGACACACCCGGAATGAGTCCCATTGACACGGCAAGCATGAAGTCATCAGATGGGGTGGGGTTGTGGATCGGGCGTACAATGTTACCAAAAGCTGAACTAGCCGGGGCCGCATTCGACACGATGGGGTTTCCAGCAGTGTCAACTAACAGGCTGTTCACAGCGTCAGCCGTGCCGTCAATCACGCTGTCCCACAGGCGCCAAATTCGATCAGTCCATGAACGACTTCCTGACCGTGCCATTAGATGACGATTCCTTCACTCGGGTTGGCAGTGTCCCACTTAGCCCGGCCAAAATCCCGGGGGGTCAACGGCGAACCACGGTCTAGGGCCCCTTGGACAAAATCAGCCAAGTTGGCAAACTGGAACTCAGACAGTTGGAACGCATCAGGCAACGTACCCGGCCAGCGCTTATTGTAGGCATCGAAAGGCGAATCCCCGGGGAGATCCGTCAACCGCGCCAACTCTGCCAACGTCATGTCTACCATGAGTTCCTACTTGGCCAATTCAAAGACACGCTTTTCGAATGCGTCGTACGTTTCGGGCAAGAAGTGCTGATACCAAGCCCGGCCCACAGCACTACGGGAGCTATAGACATCAACAAAGTTGGCAAAAGCTTGGGTGGTGTTCAACGGCGTGATCGCGATACCACCCTTGGCATTAGCCAAGCCCCGCTGGTCGTAATACTTGAAGTAATCCGCGTAGTACGAACTGTCGTGGCCGTATCGATGACCGAATCTACCCCCAGTGGACGCTTGAATCGAATCACTCACGCCCCCAAAAAGACCCTCAGTGGTGGGCTTCGTCCAGTCCATCACGTCGCCACTGAACAAATACGCGTGGTCTTTTTCGTCCCATGCCGCCAAGAAACGGGCATTGGAAGCCGCACCACCCGTACGCAGGGGGTAGAAGTGCTGGGCCATTTCGTCCATGTCCAAACCCCGGTCAGCATACTCCTTACGCAGGGTTGTCTTAAGGGACCCGCCCGCCTCCACTCTTTTATTGACCCGGTTGAAAATCGTCAAAGTGGACTGGAGCACTTTTTCCGACTGGGCTGTCATTTCAGCGCTTACCGGCAAATAGTCCCGGATTCGCTCGGGGTTTCCAGTCAGGGCCTTGACCATCTTGTCGCCGTCGTGGCGTAGGGCCGTCGCCGCACGGTATGACTCGTAAGCGCCCTTAATGGGGGCAAGGGTCGTGCCCGCCATCGCGTCAATATGGTGCCCGTATTCGTGCCGGAACACTTCGTCATACTTCGTGGGGCTGTAGCCCGAATTCATAGTGATCCGGCCCACTGGGGTGAAGTTGCCCGCACCCTCCCATTTGATCTGGAAGTGGGACGTAGCCCCGGCTACGTCGTAAATGTCCTGGGTCGGTTTGATCTTACGCAATAGGGCCATCATCACCGGGGGCGCCGAACTGAAAGCCGAACGAACCCGCCCGCGCTCATGAAGGGGCCGACCAGCGACAACAGCGTCCAGTGTGTTTTCGTCCTGGACGGGCACCGGGCCGACGCCTTCCGGGGCACTGGTGCCCAGGAGTTCAGCACTGACTATCCGATCAAACACCGTGCAACGACACTGGATCGTATTTTCCGCCGTACCAGATGGGTCCCCGGGGTACATCAACGGGCCCAGGGGGGTATTGAAAGGTTCATTTAAGCCGACGCCGTCGGGGTTCATGCCGTCGATCTGCCGGTGAGCTTCCCGCGTCCTGGCGTCACGAGTATGGTGCCAAAAACGCCGAATCTGCCCCGCGTCGATCAGCCCCTCGTCAACGTAGGACTCCATAAGCTCCCGACTGGCGCCGTTGATGGCTCTGGTGCTTTCCGTCCTGGCGATAACTTCAGACCGAAACTTGACGTACCGTTCCCGGTACCGATTGGTCATCTTGTCGACTTTGGCAGGGTCCAGCGGTACGTCCGAAAAGATCGCCCGCCGCACGGCAGGGTCAAAACGCCGATCCCTCAACTGACGGGCAAGAACAGCGGGGTCCCGCGTTTCCAAGCCACGCCGAAAATTCTGTACAGCCTGTTCCTGTTTCCTGGTCAGACCAATGCTGGCGCGAACCCGTCGCGCCGTGTCCCGGGGATTGAAACCCCTGACAGTACCGTCGCGCACCGTGTCTCGCACCACCCCACGCACGTCTTCACTGATCTCTCGAATTCTCGTCGCCGCGACACTTTGGGCAAACGACGACAGCCGGGGGTTCGTGGCATTAAACACAAAATTCACCTTGACGCCGTTGACCCCAATCACGGGGCCCTGGCTTGTCGCCGCAATCTTGCCCCCCTCCGCAGCCGTGTCGCCAATAGCAGCCCCAAGACCCTGGAAGGCGTTGGCCGTCGTGGTGGGGTCATACAGGCCTACAACGCCGTCGGCGCCTTGGGTTTCCAGGACCCTCGCGATGGTATCAACCGAAACGACACTCTGGAGATCCTTAACACCACTGACGAAAGCATCCTTAATCTTCCGTTCGCCCCGGTCAATGGCGGCATCCATCCGGGCCAATACCTTCTTCCGCCCTTCCTTTTGGACCGGGAGGGGGTGCTTTCGCTTCTGGTGCCTTAGTGCCGCCAGACCCCCAATCATTCGTCGCCAGCCCCCGGGGTGTCTTCCGGCACATCTTCGTCTTCGTCGGGCACCCGGCCCATCAAATCAGGGTCCTGGTCCTGTTCGGCAGGAAGCCCACCAGCGTCCAAAAGGGCGTGTTCAACTTCGTCGTCGGGGAAGATAGCAAACCCGGCACCCGCCAGACGGTTGATATACTGGCCAAGTTCGTCCAAATCCACCGGGGCCACATTACCGGGCACCATGGTGGGCATCAGTTCCCGGTCAAAACCGTTTAACTGCCACACGGGCGGGAGCAGGTATCTGTTTATCACTGCCGCGACGTTGTTCAAGTACCCTTCCAGGGCCCGCAGGAATAGGTCGGTTTTGCTCTTCGACAGAGCGAACGAACCCTTGTCAGTCTGACCCAACAGGATGAAGTCGGCCAACACGGTCCTGGCGATGTCGCCCTGGTACCTGCGAATCACACCGCCCGTGTCAATGTCCCGGGTGCCACTGGACGACATCAACTCGAAGGATATCATGGACTCGCCGCTGGGGCTTCCATCCACGTTCGGGTATAAATCCGACGGGAGTAAAATGTAACCCTGTTCGTTGTTCTTCACGTCCCGGAGGATTTGTTCGAATGCCGTCTTGACGGCCTGTTTTGTGGCGTCAGCGTCAGCAGCGAGATAACTGGAAGGCATCTTGCCCACCGGCAGACCGTTCAATTCCCGTTCAATGGCGATACCCTCGATGACCTGGATGTGCGACAGCATGTACCAAGACAGGTAGGCATTCCGGAGAACGGAACGCCCCACCGGGCCACCGTTGCTCGATGACGTGCGGAACAATAGTCCCTTTTCGATGGGGATTTTGACGACTTTGGCGTCGGTCCGCTGCACGAATGCTTCCAGACCACCTGAATCATCCACTTCGAAGTGGTCCAGGGTCCATTGGGCCCGGGGCGCCAGTTTACGAATGCCCACTTTCCCGTCGTTGAATTTGGACCGCTTCGCAGGGTCGGCCTGATCCGGGCCCAAGCGCTGCTTGTACACAGTCTCGAAAAAGGAAAAGCCAAACGTCAGGAAGCTCAACACCTCCGACATGAATTCGTCGAAAGTATGCGACATGTCGTCGAACAAACTCTCAACGAATTCTTTGGCCACGATGGCGTCAGGTTCTTCAGAAGCGGGTTCAACGCGCCACTCCACGGCCCGCAGCATCATGTCCATCGCCGTCATCAGGGCGCCCACGACAGCATCATTGTCGCGCATTTCCCGATAAACCTTGATGGCCCTGTCACCACGGAGTTGCTGCAAAAACTCGTCGTCACCGAAGCGAATTCCACGGTACGATGACTTGGCACCGCTGGAAACTCCAAGCTCCTGTGTCGCATTTGACCGTGGCAATTTCGTCATGGTTATGAAACCTTAGCCCAATTCTCTGTTGTCCCGCCGCCCATCTGCAGCTGGGGAACGTTGGCGACCCCCAGGACCATAAGCTCTGTGATGCCCCACACTAAGGCGTCGGCCCGGTCAGGGGACGTAGAACCTTTGTACCCTTTCGTGGACATGCTCAACATTTGCTCTTCGAGCTCCGGGAATCTGCCCACGTGGTGAATCTGGATGGGGTCGTTGTCTGTGCCGCCGTACAACACCGCCACGGGCTCGGCCCGCACTGTCTTTCCCCGGCTGGCAGTCACCGACTTGAAAGGAACGCCAGGGTCCACCGTCCGGACCACAAACTTGACCATGGCCCCACCGAAATTCGTCTCACCAACGATTAAATCGGCCATATGGTCTTGGTACAGTTTGACGGCCCGGGCGCCCCACTTTGACGGACCCGCCCGCAAAGTGCCGTCTTCCAATACGTACCCGTGACCA